CAGAGTGATGAGATACATACTAATTGCACTATTGATTGCATCATGCAGCCCGAAGGCCCGTTTCACGCGCCTAGTTGAGAAGCACCCTGAGTTACTTACTGTGGATACTCTAGTGATCAGGGATACCATCACACTATATGTGCCAGAGGTGCATACAGACACTGTGGTTACAATTAAAGAACTGACCGACACTATTACTATCACCAAAGATAGAGTTACCGTAAAGGCTTGGTATGTCCCAAAGGAGAAGAAGGTATACATACAAGGCAAGTGTGATCCGATATATGTCACCAAGATTGTAGAGCGAAAGGTGCCTGTCAAGTACTATGAGAAGTATCCGTTTTGGAAGAAGCTACTAAACAACCTGTTGGCTATTTTTATTATCTTTGTTATCATCTATACAGGCTATAGATTGTTTAAAAGGCTAGTATGAAAACTAACACACTAATTGTTTTGTCTGCATTATTTACGGTGATTACACCAGCAGTACCACTTATCTTGGTATCGTTGATGGCGATCTTTGTTGACGCCATGTTCGGTATCTGGAGATCTGTTAAAAAGAATGGTTGGGTATCCTTCCAAAGTAAAAAACTTATAGCTACTGTACAAAAGTCGTTTCTGTATTCAGGAGCGATTTTGTTTTTCTATATGATAGAGAAGTATATTGCCGGTGACATTATTGCTCACTTTATATCTGTTGAGTTATTGATCACAAAGGCGGTGGCATTCTTCTGCGTATTCACTGAGGTGAAGTCAATCAATGAGAACTATAAAGATGTCACAGGAATAGACCTTATTACAAAATTTAAGGTGTTCATGACCGGGCTTAAGAGAGAAAGCGATAAGTGGAAGTAATATGTTAACTACAGCACAAATCATAGCCAAGTACGGTAAGCCTAACGAGAAGGGCACATACCTAAAAACAATCAACCTTCCTTACCCAATGCGTATAGCATGGGATATCGACACTAAGGTAACAAAGATGCGTTGCCACAAGGACGTCGCTGATGCCTTTTTAGCCGTATTTAACGACCTTTTAGCTACCTACGGGTATGAACGTATTGTTGAGCTAGGAATAGACCTTTATGGGGGATGCTTTAACTTCCGTAAAATGCGCGGTGGTTCGTCTTGGAGTACACACTCTTGGGGTATTGCTATTGACCTAGACCCTGCGCGTAACACATTAAAGGAGACATCTAAGACCGCACGCTTTGCTCGCGCTGAGTACAAGGACATGATAGACATCTTTTACAAGCATGGCTTCATAAGCCTTGGCCGTGAGAAGAACTTCGATTGGATGCACTTTCAAATAAATCACTAAATTTGTACAATGAAGAAGGTTGAGCAGTCAGCAAAGAAGAGTGTTAAGGTGAGTCGTCCAGGCGTTCATGCCAAGACAAAGACATCTTGTTTAAAGTCTTCAAAGGGTTATAAGAAAAAATATAAAGGCCAAGGGCGATGAAAGTACAAGACTATATCACTGAGACACCAAACACAACATCAAAAGTATTTGGTACCAACACTGCCGGAAAGACAGTTAATTTTGACGTGCCTACTTTATTGGCTTTAAATCAAACTCCATCAGTTATCGCAACGGATGCTTTAACAACCTATACGATTACAAACGTCAACACATACTTCACAGGAACAGCGGGCCCATCTTTTGCGGTCAATCTTCCAGCAGCTAGCTCAAGCTTAGATGGTGTTAAGTATGTCGTCATGTCAACAGTTACCCGCGCAACAACAACATGGGTATCAACTGGAGCTACATTCGTTGGCGCTCCTGCTACACTTACAGCAAACACACCGGTATGTCTACAGTACAGTCATGCCAATCTTAAATGGTATATATCAATCTAATGAAAAATAAAATCAAAAAAGAAGAGCTCGATAAATTAGTCGCAGCTAACAGAATGTATCGCGACTTGAAGTTCGCGGTCGCTGACATCGAAATGTCTTTTGAGCGCCTTAAAGAGCAGAAGACTGTAACTATGGAACAGCTTAAGGTAGCAACCATGGATCTTTCTGGAACACAGCAGGAGATCTATGACAAGTATGGCGACGTTCAGGTAAACCTTCAAACAGGTGAGTATAATTAGAAAAATATCAATCGGTCCTGACTACATGAAGTCTATGCACTACATGGTAGGACAGGAGATCCTTGATAAGACTTGGAAGATCAACACCATCAGAGTAGAAAATGATGGTAATATCTGCGTTTGGATTATCAAGGATGGAGAGATTATTAGATGGAAATCCTTCTCTCCAACAATGCCAATTGCAATTGAGTATAAAATAGACTACTGATGAAATCCCCATACTGCTTCATTGTAGAACCAATTGGTCTGAGGCGGTACGACAACATTAAAAAATACGGAGACGTAGATTTTATAATTAGTTCCTCTCAAGAAGACCACAAGGCTTCTAACCGCTTTGCAAAAGTAATTGCAACTCCTATTTACTATAACGGCCCGGTTCAACCTGGCGACACCGTTATAGTTCACCACAACGTATTTAAGTTCTACAACGACATGAAGGGCCGCCAAAAGAGCAGCTGGAATCATGTCATGGATGATATGTTCTTAGCTGAGGTTGATCAGGTCTATGCTCTTAAGCGAGATGCTGATTGGCAGGCCGTTGAGCCATTTGTATTCATTAAGCCTGTGCCATCAGAGGACAAGGTGTTTAGTACATTAGGTGGCTTTGAGGAGTTGTGGGGTGAGGTTGTATATCCAAGTAATGACTTTGTATCTAAGGGAGATGTTGTATCTTTTACTCCAGATAGCGAGTATGAGTTTAGAATAGATGATCAGTTGCTCTACAGAATGTATAACAAGAACCTATGTCTGATACAAAAATAAGAATCATCGAGGCTGGTAAGAAGGCTATAAATGAACTGATCAAGGTCCTTGAGCAACCTATCATTACGCATGCCGAGGACGACATATCTGCCGACAAGATGAAGAACGCTGCATCGGCTAAGCGTTTGGCATTTGAGGATGCCATGTTTATGCTTCTAAAGATTGATGAGGAAGAAAACAAACGATCTGAAACACCAATAGCTGAGGTCACTCTAGGCAAGAGTGGTTTCGCTGAAGGCAGAGCAAAGTTAAAGAATGGAAAATAATCTATACCGTATAGTCACTGACCATGTTCACAGGACTGCTCTTACTACTAAGAACAGTAAGAAAAGTTGGGACTATGGGTACAATAAAGAGTATGACCTCATCGTTATATCTAAGGACGGAACTATTGGCGACATCTATGAGATTAACGGACTAAAGATTGCAGTTCCATCTACACCAAAGAAGATAGACGACCGCGGAAACAAATGGGTTGCCCAAGAGTACCCGGCAGAGCTACAGAAAATAAAGTCAATCTTTGACTGGAACCGTAGAGATAATTCGTTCAAGTCAAATTACGTCGACATGATCGAGACGGAGTTTGATCGAAGGGACTATGGGTATTGGTTTAAGAACAACGGCAAGCCAACCTACATTACAGGGACACACTACATGTACTTGCAGTGGACCAAGATTGACGTTGGTCTTCCTGACTTCCGTGAGTCCAACCGAATATTCTTTATATTCTGGGAGGCCACTAAGGCAGACAGCCGATCGTTTGGCATGTGCTACCTAAAGAACCGTCGTTCAGGTTTCTCGTTCATGTCTTCAGCCGAGACGTCCAACACAGGTACAATTGTTAGGGACGCGCGTATTGGTATACTATCCAAGACAGGTTCCGATGCCAAGAAGATGTTTACCGACAAGGTGGTGCCTATCGTTAGAAATTACCCCTTCTTTTTCAAGCCGATCCAAGACGGTATGGACAACCCGAAGACGGAGTTGGCCTTCCGTGTTCCTGCGAGTAAGATCACGCGCAAGAATATGGATGAGGAGCGCGATGATGACATAGAAGGGCTAGATACTACCATTGACTGGAAAAACACCGCAGACAACAGCTATGACGGCGAGAAGCTGCTTTTACTCGTGCATGACGAGAGTGGTAAATGGGAGAAGCCTGAGAACATCTTAAATAACTGGCGCGTAACCAAAACATGTTTGCGTTTGGGTAGTAGGATTATTGGCAAGTGTATGATGGGTTCTACATCAAATGCACTCAGCAAGGGTGGTGAGAACTTCAAGAAGTTGTACAACGACAGCGAGCCAACAAAGCGATCTGCCAATGGTCAGACCAAGTCAGGACTATACAGCCTTTTCATTCCCATGGAGTGGAACATGGAGGGCTTTATTGACGAGTATGGATGGCCTGTGTTTGAGGACCCAAAGAAACCTATCATGGGTATCGATGGTGAGGAGATAACAATGGGTGTCATTACCTATTGGAACAATGAGGTTGCCGCACTTAAGACTGACTCAGATGCACTCAATGAGTTCTATCGTCAGTTCCCGCGCACAGAGTCTCACGCGTTCCGTGATGAGTCTAAGTCCTCACTATTTAACCTCACAAAGATCTACCAACAGATTGACTATAATGACGCCTTGATCAAGGACCGCGTCCTAACTAAGGGCTACTTCCATTGGAAGAACGGAGAGCAAGACAGCGAGGTTGTTTGGACGCCTGATCCGAACGGCAGGTTCTTGGTGTCATGGATTCCTGACCAAGCTATGCGTAACAGAGTGATTGTGAAGAACGGCCGCAAGTGCCCAGGCAATGAGCACATCGGTGTGTTTGGGTGTGACCCTTATGACATATCAGGTGTAGTTGGTGGTGGTGGATCTGCCGGAGCGCTCCATGGATTGACTTCATTTCACATGGAAAAAGCGCCAACAAATCAATTCTTTTTGGAGTACATTACCCGTCCACAGACAGCTGAGATATTCTTTGAGGATGTTCTAATGGCCTGTCATTTCTACGGAATGCCTATACTTATTGAGAACAATAAGCAGCGATTACTCTACCACTTTAAGAACAGAGGCTATCGAGCATTCTCTTTAAATAGGCCAGACAAGCATGCGTCAAAGCTATCTAAAACTGAGCTAGAGCTTGGTGGTATTCCCAACTCATCTGAGGACGTAAAGCATGCCCACGCTAACTCCATCAACACATACATCGAAGAATACGTTGGCCTTGATCAGGAGGGAACATACAGAGAATCAGACACCATGGGTGACATGTATTTCAACAGAACACTCAACGACTGGGCTCGATTTGATATTAATAACAGGACAAAACACGATGCCTCGATTAGCTCAGGGCTTGCTATCATGGCATCAAGAAAACACCTATTTATACCCAAGAAAGAGGAATCTAAAATAAGTGTTAAATTTGTAAGATATAAGAATACAGGCATTAGAAGCGAAATCATCGAATAATGGATAAACCATCAGTAGTTATCTCTGCACTACCTTTTCCGGACCAAATGGCACCGGATGAGGTTAAGGTCACATTTGAATATGGCCTAAGGGTAGGTAAAGCCATCGAAGGGGAGTGGTTTAAGAAGAAATCAAACTCAAGTAGATTTTATCAACAGTGGGGTGAATTCCACCGTTTGAGACTGTATGCTCGTGGAGAGCAGCCAGTACAGAAGTATAAAGATGAGCTAGCTGTCAATGGTGACATATCTATGCTTAACCTAGATTGGACTCCCGTTCCTATCATCCCTAAGTTTGTTGACGTTGTTGTCAACGGAATGCTTGACCGACCATACACTGTAAAGGCCGAAGCTCAGGACGTAATGTCTGCTGAGAAGAAGAACGTCTTCCAAGATATGATCGAGTCTGATATGGTGGCTAAGGACTTCCTTACACTTACACAGGAGCAGTTTGGCATCGACGCATTTAACGTTAATCCAGATGACCTTCCTGCCAATGATCAGGAGCTGTCATTGTACATGCAGATGAACTATAAGCCATCTGTAGAGATTGCTGAAGAGATTGCTATCGACACTGTCATGAAAATGAACGAGTATGAGGACATCATGCGTTTATACTATTATGACGTCACTACCCTTGGTGTTGGCGTTGTTAAGCATGAGTTCCTTATTAATGACGGCGTAAAGATTGAGTATGTAGATCCAGCAAACTGGATCCATAGCTATACTGAAAAGAATGACTACTCTGATTGTTTCTATTTTGGAGAGGTTAAGCAGGTGCACTACACCGAGCTTCTCAAGATGGATCCAAACCTAACTAACGAGCAACTTACTGAAATCAAGAACGCAGGCTCAGCATGGTATGACTACTTCCCTGTAGTTAGAAACTACCAAGACGATGCATTCTTAAATGAGGTTGTGACGTTGTTATACTTTAACTACAAGACCCATAAGAAATTTGTTTGGAAAAAGAAAATTCTTGATAATGGTGGTGAGCGCGTTATTCGTAAAGAAGATACGTTCATGGCTCCAAACGGTGAATACTTCGAGGTAATTGAAGCAGTTCGCGACGTTTGGTATGAAGGCGTTCTTGTTGGTGGGTCCAACATAATGATCAAGTGGGAGATGATGAAGAACATGGTTCGTCCTAAGTCTGCATCACAGCGCGCACTTTCAAACTACATTGCTTACGCTCCACGTTACTACAAGGGAAATATTGAGTCGCTAGTTCGACGCATGATCCCGTTTGCTGATCAAATTCAGTTGACACACTTGAAGCTACAGCAGGTTATGGCTCGTATTGTTCCTGATGGTGTGTTCATCGATGCTGATGGTATCAATGAGGTTGACCTAGGTACCGGTGCGGCATACAATCCTGAGGATGCACTCAATCTATACTTCCAAACAGGTAGTGTGATTGGCCGATCTTATACCACAGAGGGTGAGTTCAACAATGCTCGTATTCCTATCCAAGAGCTTAATACAAATAGTGGCCAAGCTAAGATGTCTGCCCTAATCGGCAACTACAACCACTACTTAAATATGATCCGTGACGTGACGGGTGTGAATGAGGTGCGTGACGCATCTACACCACATCCAGACGCATTGGTTGGTGTTCAAAAACTTGCAGCACTAAATTCAAACACGGCAACTCGCCACATTCTAGATGCTGGTATTATCACAACTAGACGTGTAGCTGAGTGTATTTCTATACGTATTGCTGACATCCTAGAGTACTCTGACTTTGCTGAAGAGTTCGCTATGCAGATTGGTAAGTACAACCTAGCTATCTTGCAGGATGTTAATGAACTATACCTACATGACTTTGGTATCTTTGTTGAGGTAGCTCCGGATGAAGAGCAAAAAGCTCAGCTTGAGCAGAACATTCAGATCGCCCTACAGCAGCAAACGATTGACCTTGAGGATGCAATTGATATTCGCATGATTAATAACATTAAGCTTGCTAATGAGATGCTTAAGATGAAGCGTCGTAAGCGTATGGAGCAAAAGCAGAAAGAGAAGGAGATGGAGTTCCAAATGCAAATGCAGACAAACATTCAGTCCTCTCAAGCAGCTTCTGAAGCCAAGGCACAGATCATTCAATTGGAAGGTCAGACCAAGGCGCAGATCAAGCAGATGGAAGTTCAAGGCGACATTCAAAAGATGCAGGCCGAAGCTGAGCTCAAGAAAGAGCTAATGGCTATTGAGTTCCAATACAACATGCAGCTCAATGGTATGCAGATGCAGACGCTAAAAGATCGTGAGCTTGAAAAGGAGAAAGCTAAAGATAAACGAGTAGACCTACAGGCTACACGTCAGTCTGAGCTCATCAACCAACGACAAAATAACTTACCTCCACAAAACTTTGAAAGTACAGAGGATTCCCTGGATGGATTTGACTTAGAATCATTTGGACCAAAATAGATGAAAGTAGATAGAAAAGAAGAGTGGGAAACCACTAAAAAAGTTTGTGAAGAGCTTGAAAAGTATGAAATTAATCCGTCTAATGGGATTATATTGAATATATCACCAGATTATAGTTCTTCTATATCTATGCATATAGCACATCACTTAAGCTCGATGGGCGAGATGATGGAGATGTTGCATATCAATGTTCCATATCCAGACGAAGATCCTACGCCATATAGGGATAATTTCATAAAAATGATCCCATTGTTTGATAAGCAAAAAATTGTATTAGTAGAAGCAGGAATCATAAGTGGAAGTAATTACACATTTATGTTTAATGCATTATCTAATATAAAAGGAAAAGAAATAATAACCGTAGCGCAGTATGAAAACATACACAGCATTTTCAAATGTGATGTGGTTGGAAAATATTACGATTGGAATAAAGAGCAATTAGAGTTTTATTGGGAGAGAGAGAATAAGCATTGGGGATAGCAATAATGTGAATAAAATTAATGATAAAAGTATTTACTAACTTTGTTGAAAATTAAATTAAATGGAAGGTGAATTTAAAGTAAGAGCTGTAGATTTCGAGGAGAAGTCTGTAGCTGAAAAAGAAGCAGCGCTTCTTGAGGGTTTAGAAGATCATAGTGGCGATCAAGACACAATAAAGATTGACTTAACCGAAGGGCAGCCTGTAGAAGACCCAATTCAACCAGTAGAGGTTGATATAGATGATAATAAAGTTCTTTCATATCTTGGTAAGAGATGGAACAAAGAGATTACATCTTTAGATGAATTAGTTCAAGAGCGCGAACAAGCTGAAGAACTACCTGAAGATGTCTCTGCGTTTCTGAAATACAAAAGAGAGACAGGACGTGGTATTGAAGACTTCATGAAGTTGAACGTCGACTATAGTACCATGGACGAAGATTCTCTACTTTACCAATACGCTAAAGATCAGAACCCAGAGCTTGATGCTGATGAGGTTAAGTTCGAGTTAGAGACCAAGTTTTCATATGATGAGGACTTTGATGATGACAAGCACATTAAGAAGGTAAAGCTAGAGAGAAAAAAAGAGCTCAATAAGGCTCGTGAGTATTTTAATAAGCTTAAAGAACAGTACAAGGCTCCGCTTGAGTCAAGGGATGCCTTTGTTCCGCAAGAAGAAAAAGAAGCTTACGAATCTTATAAGCAATATAAACAAACCGCGACTAGCGAGCAAGAGGAGCAACAAAAGCGGTCTAGGTATTTCGCCGATAAGACGAATGAATTATTTTCTGATAAGTTTGAAGGTTTCAAATTTAATATTGACGAAGATAAGGCAATAACGTTCAAGCCGGCAGATGCAAAGACACTTCTTAACGAGCAGTCTTCATTAAGCAACTTTGTAAATAAGTTCTTAAACGAAGAAGGCTACCTAAAGGATGCTGAGGTGTTCCATCGAGCAATAGCGATTGCTTCGAATCCCGAAAAGTTTGCCAAGTTCTTCTATGAGAAGGGTATGACAGAAGCTGTTGAGA